TTCTAGGTTAGAAATAAACAATAGTAAAAACAACCTCAGTGGAATGACCGCAAAAAGAAAGAGCCGCTGTTAGCGACCCATTCTCATATTCTTAAATCTAATTCTCTGTAGTTGAATACGCATGTCAGATATTTCTTTTCTGATAGTTTCAACTTTCTGGTATTCATATCCTTTACATCTGAACATCATGTCCTCGAAATAAAGAATTTTACTCTCCAATCTTTGTTCTTCACTACTCATACTGCACCTCCATAAAATATGTATTCATTTCATAAAGGGAGTTGTATATTTTGCGTTTTCCATCTAATCATCGTTAATTCGCAAGGATAATCTTCGAAACCAACGGTATCGCATGTTATTAAACCTTCTATAACCCCGTCTATAATTTCTGATTCGTATTGTTTATATGGGTAAATATAATCCGGCAAGTATCTCCGAATGCATCTACAACCAACACATTGATACCGTGGTACTATGATCCATCTGCTTTTTCGACTCTTAGTGCGTACAATTCTACGAACACTATCATAATATTTAAGTTTGTCCCCGCACATCAAACAATTACCGACAGTCATATAGAAAATTCCTTTACCTGTTTTCTTTAGGATATATGAACATCAGTAACAATTCAATATTTGGGTAGACATAAAAATACGCCCAGATGACCAGGCGTAAAATTATAAGCAATGTTCTACTGTACCATTTTCTGTACCATTTTTGAATATAAAGACGCTTTCAGATGACTTTAGACGAAATAATCGGTTTCAAAAAATCCAGTAAAATCAACGGTTTGAAGCTTGATGAAACTTGTCGAACTCCGAATAGCTATTTCAAGAGTCGAGTGCTAATTTTTGTAAAAAGTTTTTTTATTAAAAAATCCCCCGTCTATTTCATAAGACGAGGGGTAATATTATAAGTTGATCTGTTTTTATTTTAATCTACATTCATTTCTACACTGCTTTCGGCTGCAGTCTGCCCATTTTTCCACGGTCCTCTTCTGTAGAACATAATGGATAATGTTGTTGCAACACACCAGCCTACCGGCCATGCGCACCAGATACCTGTTGCTCCCAGTGCTGTCTTAGAGAATACAAAGGCAAGTACAACACGAAGGATCAGGTCTGTAAAGGTTGCTACCATAAAGTTCTTCATCAGTCCGGCACCTCTTAAGATACCATCTGCTACCAGCTTTGCAGAAACTACAAAGTAGAACGGAGAAAGGATCTTTAAGTAAATGATACCTGTATGCATTGCCAGTTCTGTAGGCTCGTCCATAAAGAGCTTTAAGACAATGTTTCCGCCGAAGAAGTACAGTAAAAACAGGGGCAGACTTAACATCCATACCATTTTAACACCGGCACGGAAGCCTTCTTTGATACGTGGCATTTTTCTTGCGCCCAGGTTCTGTGCTGCGTAGTTGGAAATACCATTTCCAAGTGTGGTGAAAGAAGTGATGACCAGGTTATTTAACTTGACAGCCGCTGAGTAACCTGCCATAACAGGGGCTCCAAATCCGTTGATGATACTCTGGATCACAATGTTTCCAAGAGAGATAAAACTCTGCTGTAAGGTACTTGGCACTGCGATCACTACGATCTGCATTAAGATCTTTTTATCGAAAAATGGTGCTTTTTCTTTTCCTTCGATCTTTGCAAGTCTGCGGAAGATAACTACCATTGCAAGGATACAGCTGATACCCTGACAGAGGAAGGTTGCCCATGCAACACCTGCAACACCCATGTTAAATCCTTTTACAAACCAGATATCTACTGCGATATTGGAAGTAGAGGAAGCAGCCAGGAAATAGAACGGTGTCTTGGAGTCTCCCAGTGCAGAGAAAATACCGGTTGCAATATTATAATAGAACACGAACGGCAGGCCCCATGCATAAATATCCAGGTACAGTTTGGAGTCTGCAAATACTTCATCCGGAGTACGGATCAGTTTTAACAATGCTTCGGATCCCAGGATACCGATCAGCATCAGGCACACGCATACAAAGGCGCTGAAAATGCAGGCTGTATAAACAGCTGTTTTCATTCCCTTAAAATCTTTTGCGCCAAACAGCTTTGATACAACTACAGAGCATCCCATATTGCAGCCAAATGCAAAGGCAATGAAGATCAATGTAATCTCATAACTGTTTCCTACTGCCGCCAGGGCATTTTCACCGATAAATTTTCCTGCTACCAGGCTGTCTGCGATGTTGTATAACTGCTGGAAGATAATACTTCCAAACAACGGCAGACAAAATTGCCAGAGCACCTTTTCAGGATTTCCTACTGTCAGATCCTTATTCATTTTCCATTTCCCCCATTCCCCTTAAGCCATCAATGATCACATCCACGCAGCCATCAATTCCAAGTTTACTGCTGGATAACATCATGTCATAGCTTTCTGACTGTCCCCATTCAGTCTCGGAATAAAACTCATAAAAATGTTTTCTCATTCTGTTCATATGTTTGATCCTGTGGACCGCTTCTTTTTCACTGATCTGGTTTCGCTTCATAACACGCTTGACTGTACTCTCTTTATCTGAATAAATAAATACAGACAGTCTGTTCTCCTTCGGGATCATGGAAGCAGCACAGCGACCAATGATCACACATGGACCCTGTTTTGCGATCTTTTCGATCACTTCTTTCTCTGCATTGAATGTCACCTGGCTCTCTGAATAGAAAGTATTGCCAATGCTTGCAATATCCGCATAAGGATTTCCGCTTAAAAACTGAATACTGTTGATCGGTGACTCTTCTGTTTTGGAAATAAAATCTGTGCTTAACCCGGACTCCAGCGCCGCTTTCTTGATCAGCAGCTTATCGTAACAGGGAATTCCCAGTTTTCTTGCCAGCTTTTCACCGACCTCACGGCCACCACTTCCATATTGTCTTCCAATACAAATAATGCCCTTCATGTGATCCACTTCTTTCTTATTTATTTTAATTAATGTTGTTGAATGAATATTGAATGTTGTTTTTTGACGTCGGCTGTATTATAATCCGTAACAAGATATATGTAAAATATTAAAAATGTAATTTAGATATGTGTTTTTGATATAATGAGCGCCATGAAAAAACTGGAAAAAGAGCTGGGATGTACTTTATTTGTACGCCAGAGACACGGTATTGCACTTA